TAAAGAATCTCTGGATGCAAAGACTATACCAGAGAAAGCGAGAGTAGCTCTAGGGCTTCCTTCACCACAGGAACTTTCCCCTGAGTCTCCTGACAAGCCCTATGAGCTATTTACTTACGTATGTAACAAAGGTAAACATTGGCATATACACCAAGAATTAGGTACTACAACTATTCCAGATTCTTTTGGTAAGTACCCAATAGATAAAAACCCTTTCATACCCCTAAGATTCAGTAGAGTAGATGGGGAATCTTATGGAAGAGGTTTAGTAGAAGAGTACTTAGGTGATCTTAAATCACTTGAAGCACTCACTATGGCTATAGTAGAGGGATCTGCGGCTGCCTCTAAAGTTCTTTTCTTAGTTAGACCTAACGGAACTACTAGGATAAGATCTGTAGCTGAAGCACCAAGCGGTGCAATAATACAAGGTGATGCACAAGATGTATCAACTCTCCAAGTACAGAAAGCTGGAGACTTTAGAGTTGCCCAAGAATCAGCTCAAAAAATAGAAGAAAGATTAGCTGCGGCTTTTCTACTTAACTCTTCTGTTCAACGAGATGCTGAGAGAGTAACAGCAGAAGAAGTACGCTTCATGGCACAAGAACTAGAGAGTACTCTAGGCGGTGTCTATTCTGTTCTATCTCAAGAATTTCAGTTACCATTAATTAATCTTCTTCTTCAGAAAATGGTTAAGAGTAAGAAGATGCCTAAGTTTCCTAAAGACAAAGTGAAACCGAAGATTGTCACAGGTATGGAAGCATTAGGTCGGGGTCAAGATCTTAACAAACTATCACAATTCCTAGAATACTTAGCTCCCTTGGGGCCAGAAGTAATTGCACAGAAACTAAACATTGATGACTACATGGATAGACTAGGTGCATCTCTCGGTATTGACACAGGTGGTTTAATTAAGACAGATGAACAGATTCAACAAGAGCAAGCTGAAGCACAGCAAGCCCAAAAAGCAGAAATGCAAGAACNACAACAGGCTCAAATGATGGGTGATGTTGTTAAAGGTGCAGCTCCAGAAATGGCTAAAGGTATGAGTGAACAAATGGCTCAGAATCCTGAGATGATGGAGCAGATGCAACAGGCTATAGCTGGTCAAGCGTAACGACACACATTAAGAAGGAAAGACAATGGTAGACGAAGTACAAACTTATCAAGGAGAAGGCGTTCATTCAGCAGGAGAACCTACACACGTTCATGAAATGATAGCCAAAGTAGAAGAACCTATTCAGACATTTGATAATGAAGATGAGATGTACTCTAGAGACGAGAGTAGACCTGAGTGGCTTCCAGAGAAGTTTAACTCTGCTGAAGAGTTAGCACAGGCATATAATAGTTTAGAACGGCAGTTTCACTCAAGTTCAGAAGAAAGACAACAACAAGCAGAACAACAAAGGTTTCAGGATGAAGAGGTTCCTGCAATACAGGAAACCAGCCCATCTCAAGTACAACAAATACTTGATGAGAGGGGATTAGATTTCTCTGTATTTCAAAATGAATACAACAGTACAGGTACACTATCTAAAGAGGCTCTTGATACTTTATCAGCAGAAGGTATTAGTGAAGAGGTAGTTAGTACTTGGATCTCAGGTCAGGAAGCACTTAGGGATCAAAATATAGATACAGTATTTTCTAGTGTTGGTGGAGAACAGAATTATAATAACATGTTAGAATGGGCTAATGATAATCTACAGCCTTCGGAAGTAGAAGCTTTCAACAGCCAAATAGAAAGCTTAGACGCTAACACTCAATTAGCGGTTACAGGGCTTTATGCCCGCTATCAAAATTCGGAGGGACTTCCTCCATCATTATTGTCTGGTGAGGTTGGACAGGACACAGCTCCTCGTTACGAATCACTAGCACAACTTACTTCGGCAATGAGCGATCCGAAGTATGCAAACGACCCTGCTTATAGAGCAAGGGTTGTACAAAGGTTGGGTAATTCCAACGTGCTCTAACAAAGAAACAAAGGACAACACCGAAAAGTAAGACTCAGCCTCATGCGTGGGACAACTCTGTACTGAACTTTGTGAGACCTAGATTTCCGAGTTATTAATCAATAACCCTTAATCTAAGGAAAAACAAAATGGCTACAAATTATTCTTCTATATCAAACGACATAGAAGGTGGTATTCATAGGGCTGGTCTGGTTAATGCCGATACCTCCAGAAGCGGTGCATCTAGGGAACTATTTCTCAAGCTGTACGCAGGAGAGGTGTTAACAGCATTCCAGTCGAAGAATATAATGATGCCTCTACATCGTGTAAGAACGATTTCAAAAGGTAAATCAGCCCAATTCCCGATGACAGGTAAGTACCGTGATGCGTCTTATCATACACCGGGTAATGAAATCGTACCAACTGCTGCCAAGCAAGGTGAGCGTATTGTTGCAGTAGACGATCTCTTAATTAATGCACAGTTCATCCCTAATATTGATGACGCTATGCGACATTATGACATCAGAAGCATATACACTCAAGAAGCTGGTTTTGGACTATCTAAAGTTGCTGATGAAAATATCTTGAGACTTGCAGTTAAAGCGTCTCTGTGTGAAAATACAGCTATTGCCGCAACAGCGGGTATGATTCAAGACTACTCAGCATTTGATGATGAGGACTTCACACCTAACGTAGTGTGTGGAGATGCGGCTGGAGACATTCGTCTTCCGAAGGACATTGTTCAAGCTATCATGGATGCAAGACGTATCTTTGATAACTATAATATTCCGGGTGATCCATTCGTTGTTATGCCTACAGATATGTACTATGACTTATTCAAAGTCTCAAGTGCAACTGATATGGTTGACTTCGCAATCTTCAACAGAGATGTTGGAGGTGGTGGTTCCATAGCTGGAGGTCAAGTACCACAAATTCTTGGTATGCCGATCTACGTAACTAATCATCTTGGTTACTTCAGTTCTGGATCTACATGGGTATCGAACCTGTGGACACAAGCATCTTCTAATGCCGCATTAGTAGCAGCAAGGCCGTCTGGTCATAAGGATGGTTCGGCTACAGCACCAGTTCCACTAGCAGATAATGTGGGATCTGGTCGTGAAAGTCAGTATGCTGTTCCAGCGGGAGCATCTACATTGGATTGGGCATCTGGAGATAACCAGTACATTTCCAATGTTGCAATGGAAGTACGTGCACTTGTAATGACTATGGATGCAGTTGCTACTGTCAAGTTAATGGATCTCTCAGTTGAATCTGAGTATCAAATTAACCGTCAGGGTACATTAATGGTATCCAAGTATGCTATGGGTCACAACGTATTGCGACCTGCGGCTGCGGTTTCAATCCATCAATTCAGTTAATAGCTGATAACTCTTAGGGAGTACTTTGTTATAAGGTACTCCCTTTTTTTTACAAGGAAATAAAATGGCTTCACAATCATTACTGAGGATGAAGGAACTGGATGCAGTAAATCTGATGTTGATGACTATTGGTGAGTACAAAGTTAATGACTTAACTAATTTAGCTGGTCGTTCCGATGCTGCTGTTGCACGAGATATTCTAACCAACACATCAAGACAAGTACAATCTAAAGGGTGGACTTTCAATACAGACTTTGATGTCGTACTTAAACCAGATGGATCTACCCAAATGATTGAATTAGGTGGGGATGATTTACGAGTGGACACTACTGCTACAGTAAGAGATAGTACAAAAGATATTGTTGAACGAGCTAATAAGTTGTATGACAGACAAAATAATTCTTTCTTATTTACAGAAAACATAACAGTAAATCTTGTTAAATACTTTAACTTTGAAGATTTACCAGAGGCAGCACGGAGATTCATTGTAATCAGGTCGGCCCGTATTTTTCATGACAGGGTTGTGGGATCAGGTGAGTTACACAGGTTCTTTCAAGAGGACGAAGGACAAGCGTGGTCTGAACTATTAGAATATGAATCTAATGTAGGAGACTACAATATATTTGATACATATGATGTCTACAGAGTAGTAGAGAGAGACAGAGGAACCGCACTTTTATCATAAGGAACAATGCCACTAATATCAGGAACAATCCCAAGTTTAATTAATGGGGTTTCACAACAACCTGCGACACTAAGGTTACCAACACAAGGTGAAACACAGGTAAACGGACTATCTCACATTGCTAGAGGACTAGAGAAAAGACCTTGTACTGAACACATTACTGAGGTATCAGGTGTAACATCTAGTAATAGTGATGATGTGTTTATCCACACCATTAGGAGATCTGAGGATGAAGCTTATGCAATGGTTATTAAAGGTGGCTCAACTAATGGTACAAATGGTGCAACTTCTGATGTGGATGCCTCAGTTAATTTAATTGATCTCACAGGTTATGCAACTGGTGTAGCAGGTGAAGAAGTGTTTATCAGGAGTGCAGAAACA